ATTCGCTTGATTTAAATTAAATATTACATTAAGATTACCTCAATCGCAAATAAACAAAGGGGAAACAAATGAATTTTTATAACGAAATAGCTCAAGACGATATTGAGATGAAAATAGAGGCATTAACTGTTGGCGAAATTGAATCCGACAGCCCGCTTTTTTTTGAGGCTGCAGGCACAGAAGCAACACTAAAAACAGCTACTGCTTTTGACGCAGTTTTTAAAGACAAACTCCTTCAAGCAGTCAAGTGCAAAAACAGTAACGCGCAGGAAGATGCTGACAAAGAACTGGGACAACATCTGCGCGAACTTGTTACTGATTACATTGCGGGAGACGTACGCGATGTTTGGGAGGACTTGTCGTGAGCGTTATCATTTTTCGAGGCAAACACCACAACAAACGTATTGTTAACTCTCTTCTGTCAAAAGAGTCTGAGTTTGTTGCTCGGATCAAAGCGGCATGGGACTTCAAGGATGGCGATCCCGACAACCCATACCCTAAAAATAGCCCAGCATGGAACGCTTACCAAGAAGAATTTTTTAAAATTTACATGGACGGCTTTTATGCCGAGCAGGAACAAAAATGATTAATCAATCTGAATCAATTGAAAACCTGGCAACAGCTCTTTCAGACGCGCAAGCCCAGATGGGTGCTGCCATTAAGGACTCTGAAAATCCATTCTTTAAGTCAAAGTATGCAGACTTAACAGCGGTTATAGCCGCTATCAGAATGCCTTTTGCCAACACTGGGTTGTCATTTGTCCAGTTTCCAATTGCTCAAGACGGAAACGTAGGCGTTGCAACACGGATCATGCACAGTAGCGGCGAGTGGCTGGAATCAGAGTTTTTAATTCCTTGCAAGCAGGACGCACACGGCTATGCGGCTGGCCTGACCTATTGTCGTCGGCTGTCTTTGCAAGCAGCCGCCGGAGTGCCGACTGATGATGACGATGGCAATTCTGCGCTAATCGACTACAACAAGGAGTACGAAACCTCCATTGATTCAATCCAGGTCGCCATTGCAAACGATGATCTATCAACAGCGGCCGAGAATTGGTTCACGCTGCCAGAGCACGCTAAAGAGGCTCTGTGGGTAGCACCATCCAAGGGCGGGTGCTTCTCAACGCGCCAGCGAGAAGTCATGAAATCTAAAGAATTTAGAGTTGCCTATCACGGAGAAGGACAATGAAAATTAACGAAAATTTAAGTGAGTTTTTTTATGCCGTTGGCACAATTGTAATTTGTGCCTCGATGTTTTTATTAATTCTAAACGGATGGTAATTATGAATGTATTTATTGCAAGTGGTAATCTAGGCAAAGACCTTGATCTAAGGGTCACACCCAACGGCAAGAGTGTAGGCAGCTTTCCTCTGCCCGTTAAGCAGGGCTATGGGGAGTATGAGAAGGTAAGTTGGGTTGACTGCAAGCTGTTGGGTGATCGGGCTGACAAGCTGGCTCCGTACCTCCTAAAGGGCAAGCCAGTAACTGTGCAGGGCGAGTTTGTTTTAGAAACTTGGGAGAAGGGTGGAATTAAGCATTCCAAACCTGTAGTTATTGTCAATAATTTAGATATGCACAACTCAGGCGAATCTGGCGCTAACCGTTCCCCTGGTCGGCGGGGCGACCAACCAGAGCTTGCTCACAAGGCGAGCACCCCAACCATTGATGCCTTTGACGACGACATTCCTTTCTGATGAGCATTTACAAGAATGGATTTTCAGCCCCCGCCACTGATGACACTAAACAAAAGTGGTGGGATTGGCATAAAAAGAACCCGCACATTTGGATAGAATTCCAAGAGCAGACGCATGAGCTGATGAGGTCAGGAGTAAAGAAATCATCAGCATGGCTTGTCATTAACAAGATGCGATGGGATCACGCGATTAAGACAAGCGGGGATGATTTTAAAATATCTAATGATTTTATAGCTTATTACGCCAGAATGTTTCGGGCAACATATCCTGAGCATCAAGAGTTTTTTACGATTAAACCGTTAAAAGGCGAAAGGAATTAACAATAACAACATAGGTTTCACGTGGAACATAGGTTATCTGCCAAACAAGTCACGCAATGAGCTTTGGTTGATAGGCTCTATACTTATAATAGTTTCGGCTTGAGGTTTAATTCCTCTTTTTTCTAAAGTCTCAATCGCTTCTTGTTGAGAGACAGACAAGCTATTTTGTTTAGGAGCAGCCTTAAACTGCTCCAAATTACGTAACGAACTATACTCTGCCATTGGCTATCTCCATCAATTCTTCATTGCTCAATTGATTAATCTGAGCCTGCCGCTGCTTCTCAGCCATCTCAGTCATTTTTTGCTGGTTACTGATCTGTTCGCCTAAAGTCTTCGTATTCTTCAAGTCAACGTCAGCTCCAGCCTCTTCTGCCCGTATCTGGGTGTCCATCCTGTCAGTCTCTGCTCTAAACGCATCAATCTGCTGGTCGCCCTGGTCATCAATCTGCTCAGCTTGCATCTTCTGAGCCTCAAGCTGAAGTTTAAACTGATCATTTTGAATCTTAATCTGCTCATTCTGCAACTTGGCTTGCTCGATCTGCGCTTTAAGCATTTCTGACTCAGCCGTAAGTTGCTCGGCCTGAGCGATAATCATGTTGGGATCAACTGGCTGACCGCCCTGCTGGGCCATCATTTCAGCCTGCTGAATCTCTGCCAATTCTTCTTCGGTCATCTGTGACTGAGGAATTAGACCCGCCTGCATCATCTGCTCACGCTTGCGTTCGGCTATAAGACTAGCCGCTGGTGTCGCTATGCTTTGCAGCAGTAAGTCACCCGCTATCTGCATAAGACTCGGATCGACTTCAGCCAGAGTGGTAATCGCCTCAATCGTTTCCTGTTGCCTGTTTTTAAAACTAGGACCAGCTCGACAGATAACATCGTAAGTGCCGACGGAGAGGTCGTTTACAATAACCATCTCGCCAGTTTCCTTATCAATTACCCGCTGGTTAAGTTCTGCCATGTCAAAGGTTTCATCTTCGCGCAAAATTCTGACCGTTCTTTCTGTGTCGTAGACAGTGGGAATAGCGTCCTTGAGCAATTTTCCAGTTGCCGCTATTGCTATCTCCATGCTCCTAGAATAGGTGTAGGTTGTGTTGTTGCCAGCGTTCTGGAGCTGCTTAATCGCTGTCCCAGACTGATTGTTGACGCTCTCGCCCATGTTGGCCGAAAACATACCTGACGTAGATGCCATCATTCCCTGCATGGCGGTGGACACTGTTCTAAGACCAGGATTAATCTGCGCCCCGCCCTGCTGCTGTGGAACTTGCGGCATCTCTGGGTCTGGATTGAATATCTGCACCGGATCAGAGTTAGTGTTTAAGGTCTGCAGCTCGGTCTCATGGCCTAGAGCCTGGGTCGATGTCATCCAATACTTCGCCCTTGGAGCTAGTGCGCCCTCCGCTACCTCTCTTGAAAGTGCGTAGTTCATCACTCTCTGCGGGTCTAGAAGTTTCTCTACCACGCCCCAATATATCGTTTTTGCCTCATTAATCTTAAAATTGCCGTACACAGGAACAACAGGGATTCGGTTGAATACTGTCTCTTTCTTTTCCTCTAGCCAGTTCTCTGCGTCAAAAAATCGCGAGCACACCCTGTGAGATTTTCGGGTGCGTCTTCTAACCTCGGTAACGCCTAGCTCTGCTAGGTCATCAACGACAGACTCAAAGTCATCATTAACCTCATGCGTTTGGCCGTTGGACATCATCACCAACTCTCTTTCGTGAGATTCCACGTATAAAAACTCACCGATTCGGATTACCTCGGCCTTGTCATAGTAGGCTTCGCCCTCTCGATCATCGGACAATGATTGCCCCGAACCTTCAGGCCAGCGGCTGTCGTATTCCTCAACTGAGATCGGGTGAAGCACAAAGCAGTAGCGCGAATCAGACTTATCCTGAAGCTCTGCCGATGGGTCAAACCAGACTCGATCCAAAGGGTTAGCGATCTTTTCAATCATTAAGTCCTGATCAAAAGAATTATCATCTACATATTTCTGCACGACGCGCCAAGCGTCAAAGCCAGAGGTAATCATGCCCCTAGCAGACTGACCATAAATCTGGGTTGAGTTGCTCATATTTTCAATATTGCGAATAATCCCATCAAATGTGCTTGCAATAGCCTTTGTAGCCTTTCCACCAGCGGGTGATACCCTGATGTCAAAATCAGCCTGCTCTATCTCAGAGGACACCTGAGCAACTATAGGGTTACACTGGTCAAAGGTGTAGCGAGGGTTGCCATCGTTGGCATTCCACCAGTACTGTTCCCACTGCCCTGTTCTCTGGTCTAAGAACAGATGGGCCTCTCTAGCGTGCTCTCGCAAGTCATTGTCAGCTTCTTGACTAGCCGTCAAAAGATTGACTACTTTGTCGTGGTCATCATATTTCTCATAAAACGATAGGGTGTCGAATTCAGTTTGCTCGCCTTCCCCCTCTTTATCTAATTCTTTCTTTTCGTCTTCCATTTTAACCCCAACCACTAAAATTAAGTTTCACGGCATCTTGTCGCGTTGCTTTGGGCGAGAACATCGCCATCATCAAGGAATCGCCCATGTTTGGCGAAGGTAACTGATAAGGCTTCTTAGCCATATCTATCTTACTCATAATCTGAATTTTACCACTGTTAGAGCGTTTTTGAGGTATTCGGCAAACCTCACTGCGTAATTGATCAAGCACATCAATCTCAGAGGATAAGGATATAAGCTCTTCTGGGTTAATGTATTCGCCCTTTTCTACCGCCCGATAGGTCGCATAGAACCTATCCCTTAGCTTCCACCAGTACTGCGCCCTCTTGTTGAGAAAGGTGTCTCGATTAGTCTTTGAGTCCGTTCCCGAATACGGTAGCTCACTATCATCGGGCGACTCTGAACCTCTTCACTGGTGCTTCTGCATCTTAGTTGATTCCAGTTCCTGGTCAACCTGACGCTTTAATGAAATACCCAGCCCATCGCAATCCCACACCAGCCAATCAGCTTGTGCGTTTCTGGACTTTTCTAGCGCCCAGTCCATGCCCTCGTTGGAGTCTCCTGTTACCTTCTCGCAGACATCAAGAATTACCGAACCCTTACGCAAGGCAAAGCCCTTACTGTCACCACCCTCATCTGAGGGATCGTGAGAGGCTATAACAGCACCAGTTGCCTCAAAGCCTAGCTTCTTGTGCGAATCAATCGCCGCATCAAACCATTCAGAGGGAATTATCGAGTCCTGCACATCATCAAGAAAATGACCAGCCCAGACATGACTAAACAAGGCGGGTGACATCCGTACCTTATCACCCGCCATCTCTCTCAGTAAAACATCTGGGGCAAGTCGGTTGTCCTCAATATTGATGGATATAATAAGGTGGTCATCATCCTCATAAGAGCCTTCCCTAAGCAACTGCTTTTCGTAGGGCTTAATGAATCGCTGGCTGAATGCGTCAACTGAGGAGCGCGGGTTAGCAGAGAACCATATCTCTGAGCCTTCCTCTCGCAGTGTTGGCGTTAAGGCTTTAAGCGAATCAAAGCTAATAGTCTGGGCCTCTTCAACCCAAAATCGTTGGAAACCGTGTGCAGACTTAACTGCTTCTGGATCACGCGCCAAGCCTTTAAATTTAAACATAGGCTCATCATTAAGCAGGATGGCGGATTTCTGGACACTAAAACCGTGAAGCTTTAAACGATCAATCTCTGCCTTTAAAAGCGAGTGAACAGAGTCATCAATAGAGTTCTGGTACTCGCGAAAGCAAAGCGTCTTTATATTCTTTATCTGTGCATCCATCAGGCACATATTGGCAAAGCTCATGCTCTTGCCAGAGCCACGCCCACCAATGGCTATCTTAAACCTTTTGGGTTCGAGAAAACGGTTTAGCTTTGCGGGCAGATAGATTTCTGGCATTACTTTTGCATATAAGTAAATGTATAATTTATACTTTAACCAATTTTCTGTTAGCCAAATGACCAGCAGCGACTAGTTTCTTGTTTTGACCTGTATATTCCACGGCATGATGGTGCTTTAGAAGCTCTTTACACAGCCATTTCTTGCCCACTTTAAAATCCCCAAGGTATCTACCGTATTTGCCTTTTTCATGGGTTCTCAAAATGACCTTTGTGCCTACTGGCATAAAGGCTTCTACAAACTTTTTAGCTAAAAGCCCGAATTTCTTTTCTGTTTTATCACGGGTGCGAGATTCGGGTGTA